CGTACTCAATGTGAGGATCAGTATTAACTTTGAGAAATACTTCGTTAGATTTGGATATAACAAGATCTGTTGTTCTCACATGAGTCCATTCATCTAGAAATATTTATTAACCTAATCCAGATTGAAATTTTATAAACTCTATAGAATTTTTGATTTGATAGGTTCTGTTTTGAATAACCTTGAGAATGCTTTCAATATAATTTAGCATTGTGTCGTAGTAATCAATTTTCAGACAAACTGTAGAAAGTTTTTCATCTGCATCAAGATATTTTTGCATCGTATCTTTATCACGAATCTTCTTGGGAAATGGATCTTCAACATAAACATCTGGATCTGCTTTTCCAGAATAGTATTCATATCTTTCGTGACGAATATTTCTTTTCTGTTGTTCTGCTTTTTTTCTCAGAAGTACAATATTATTGTACATTTCAAAGTACTTTGCATGAAGTGCTGGAATTTTTAAAGATTCTGTGTGTAGATTATCAATGTCAATCTTGGAGTCTTCTTCCCACATCTTTTGAATCATATCAAGATCAAAACTCATAATTTATTGCCACTTAAATCTGTGATATCATAGATAGTATACTTGAAAGTTACCTCAGCCGTCAAATACTCAATATCAGAATCTGTTGCGTCGAATTGTAAATCTGATATTGAGTAAGGCCAAAGATCTTTAAACTTCAATTTAAAGTTTGGCGTGCTGCTACTAGTAAGTATATGTAAAGTTCCATCGGAATAAATGTTCATCAGTTTTGAATCTGATGTATCAACATATTTTTGTTCTTGCTGTAGAGCATAAATTTCATCAAGACTATATGGAAATCCAAGTCCACGAATCCAATTCTGAATTTCCATATAGTTTTCAAGATTTTCATCGACTAAAAATCTGATTGTTAAATCATTGAATTGAATTTTATCTCCGGGAGTGTCAATATCTTTCAGATATGATGGTTGAACAGCCACTCCTAAGTTAAGTCCGGGAATATTTGCACTATTCGAAAAAAATGCAACCTTTGGACATCTATTCAAAGTAAACTTAAATCCTACAGGAGAAAGAAAATTCCTGTTTTGGATTTGATTTGCAAATGCGTTTCCGACTGCCATCTTTTTCTAACTATTTAGAATAAAAAAGGGACCCTTTCGGGTCCCCCAGAAACCTGTGAGAATGACTCACATGAGGTTCTTGATAGCAACTCTTCTGTAGTAGCGGTTGCTGTTAACACGGAGACGACCCAGACCCTGATCAGTACCTTCTGCAAATGGGTTTGCAACGATACCGTAACGAGTCTTGAATCCGATTTTTGGCTGGAAGGAATTCTCACCAACCGCACGTACCATCTGAAGAGGAACGTATGGGCAGTAGAACAGACCAGCATCATAAGGCGAAGAACCTTTATAACCAACAACGTAGTACTGGTTGGATCCTTGTGCCAGACCACTGTTGTCAGCAGCCAGGTTTGCCGAATATGGGTCAATGTAAACTCTGTACTTACCATTGATTGTACCAGCGAAGGTGTTGCCAGTGTCATCAACGTTCAGGTTTGCATTCAGAGCAGGGGTGTAATCCAGAACACCAGCCATGGTCAGTGCTGAAGCAACGTCAGCAGAGCACATGATGATGTTGCCCTTACCGCGACGAGTTCTCTGAGCGATTCTGTTTGCATCTCTTTCGATTTGGAACAGAAGACCCTTGAACTTCTCAACGGACCAACGACCGTTGGAGTCGATGTCGAGGTCGAATACACCTGCGGTTGCAGTATTCTCGATTGCGCCTTGCTCAGCGATCTTGTAGATAGTACGGATAACTTCACGGTTGATCTCAGCAAGAATTTCGCTAGACAGAATGTTAGCGAGTTCTGCTTCTGCATTCAGACCATGAATTGCCTTCAGATCCTGAGCGAGCTCGAGGGAGTATTCTGCTTTCAGTGCGCGTGACTTAGCAGTTACAGTGACTTTCTCGATCGAGAATGCCATTTGGTTGAACTGGTCGCCAGTGCCAGAACCGAGGTTCTCAGCATCGCCAGTGTTCATGCCACCACCAACGTTATATGCCGTTGAGGTTGCAGTTCCAACTGGGTTCAGGATTGCTGGGTTGGTTCCTGACTGTGCGGTTGTACCGATACCAGCAGCAGCGTCTGCAAATGCACCGGTAAGGTTGAATCCGTCATCCTGACCTGAGAATGCAGTATCAGTTTCGTTGAAGAATGCTTCAGTTCCGCTCTGGTTGTTGTAGCGTGAACGCATTGCGAAGATCAGGCCGGTAGGACCATTCATTGGCTGAACGCCAGCGAGATCATAAGCAACCAGGTTTGGCATCGAACGACGGATCAGCGAGATCAGTACGGGATCGAAACCAGCGGTAGGACCAGCAGCAGCTGAACCACCGGTGAAACCACCAGTGCCAGTTGAGTTGGTTGGGGATTCCATCAGGTTCATACCTGATGTAAATGCTTGCTCCTCACGGAGGAACTTTTCTTGGTTTTCGAGCAGGACGGCGGTTACAGCTCTTCTGTGCGAATCTTTGATTGGATCAAGACCCTCATAGTTCAGAAGGGGAGCCCACTTTTCCTGCAACTGTTCGGAATGGAACATTTGCGTTTACCTTTGGGAATGTTTGTGTTTGATTTAATGTTAAATTCAGTTCTTAGCGACTTGCTGAAGAGTTCTGAGGTATGCAGCCATTGTGCCCGAGACAGACTCAGAAGCACTGTCTACACCTTCAGACAGAGTTTCAGTTTGTGCTTTTGGAGACTTCTGTGCTGAGAAGTATGACTCTTTCAGCATCTCCAGTTTTTCACGATATTGGGTTTCACTTTCAAACTCAACACTTTCGGAAAGTGAAGCGAGCTTTTCCTTCTGAGTTGCAGCGAGGCCCTCAGAAACTTGATCTAAGATTCCATCAGCAACCGACTCTGCGAGACGCTTGTTGAGTGAAATATTTCTTTCAATTTGCTCGTTGAGTTTTTCTTCCATTTCATCAAGTTTTTCTACCATGCTCTCTAAAACATCATATTTATCTTCAGGGATTGTTACATAATGATCTTCAAAAAGTTGCTTCATTCCACCGAGGAATGATTCTGTCATTTCGGTCTTCAGACCGTGCTCAATTGCGAGTTCGTTAGCAGAGAACCACTCATCTGAAACGTACTCAAGGTATGAATCTACACGCTCTGCAAGTTGAAGTTTGATCTCTTCAACTTCCTCTACCAGAGCTGCAGCATATGCTTGCTCAATTTCTTCTTTGATAGTAGCAACCTTTGCATTGATTGCTGCTTCAAAGATGGTCTTTGCCTTTTCCTTGAAACCTTCGGAGAGTTCTTCACCACCGAGGAGAGCATTGACATCTTCTTCGATGTCATACTCTTCCTTCTTCATTTTCTTCTCTTCCTTCTCCTCTTCTTCTTCCTCTTCTTCCTCTTCTTTATGCTTTGCTTCTAAGAGTTCTTCTGCTTCCTCTTCTGCCTCTTCTTTAACAGACTTCATAGGATCAGCAGACTTTGCACCTTTGTTGACAACATCTCTGACTTGCTTCAGAGTTGCACCAGGAGTCTTCAGCTTTGCTGAGTCATCATCTGGTCTGTAGTTTTCTGGGGTAGGACCACCCAGATCTTCTACAGAACCCAGTTGTGTACCAGGATCTGCCAAACGTGGCATTGGATCCCCTGCCTTTGCAGTTGCATTTACGGCAGTTTTGGATTGCTTAGTGCCTACTTCCATTTCTTGTAAATCTCCACGAGACATTTGAACTCTCCGTTTAACCTTAAGTTATAAACTATATTTATTTATAATTTAACAAATTACAGATTATTCAGGAAATCATTGAACAGATTTAATTTCTGTTCATCCAATTTCTTCTGATCAACCAGTGTGTTAATTCTTTTATATGTTTTTGATGCGTAGTTTTCACGAAGAATACCACCATCCCATACCCACTCTTTTCCTTCCATAATTCCAGAAACAAATGCATCTGGAGCTGAAGGATCTGCAACGATATCTGCTGCAGTAGCGAGCATGAAATCTTCAGCAACTTCGTTATAGCCTTCTCTAGTCATTCTGATCGAACCAACTCCACGAGAAGAAACTCCAAGTTTTACTCCTTCACCAATTAAAGATTCAGCAATTTTTCCCATAGGAGTGCTAAGAATCTTTGCCTTACCGATAAAGTTCGATCCACTTTCCTTTAATGAAACAATCTTGTGTGAAACTCTATCAAGGTTTACAGTAGGACCATCTGGGTGTCCAAGTTCTCCAAGAGCTCTGCCCTGCTGAATATGATTTTCGTTATATCTTGAAACTTCACGGCGGAGAGTTTCCATTGGATATACACGACCATTACGGTTTTTGATATCTCCCTGAAGGAACACACCTTCAATAAAGAGAGACTTTTTACCGTTGCGTTCTTCAACGATAAATTCTACCGATTCGATTTCTTCTCTGATGAGTTTCATTTTAGTTCGTGAATGCTACTTTATTTGCTTTAATGGCAGTCCCATCAGTCCAAATTACATCTGTTGGATTCTTCTGTAAGAACTCAACATTTCCATTTGGAATACTGAAATAAGAACTGGTTGCTGCACCAACAATGGTTGAAATTGCTACAACTCTTGTAGCACCACTATCATTATATAAACGTACTAAAGATGCTTCAGTAATGCTAGTTGCAGCTCCAGCAGAAGTTCCAGTATTTACTTGTGTTGCAACAATTTTTGTGATGGGCATTATTCTTTCATTTTGTGATATTAGTTATTTATTTATTATTCTTCCTCATCAGAATCATATTCACCTTCTTCATCAGTTTCATCTTCATATTCATCCTCTTCACTTGCAAATAAAGAAGATGCTACTGCAGGTTTAAATGCGTCAATTCTTTCAGCAGACTTTGCAAAAAGAAGTTCTTTGATTTTATCACTGATTTGTGAAGGACTTTCATCAGTAACAATCATATCCATTAATTCATCCATAACTCTAAAATTTGTGATCGTTTTTATTTATTAAATTTCGCCACCCTTGGGCATTTCTACTTGTTTACCACTGGCAACGGTTGCTTGGCCTTGTGAATCAAGGTTTGGTTCCATGACTGGAGCTCCAAGATCTCCTCCCATTCCTGCTGGAATTGGTTGTCCTGTTGCAGGATCAACCATCATTTGAGATGGATCTGGAATAGTTCCGTCCTTAATTTCTTTTTCAATGAGCTCATCTTGTTCAATAATTTCTTCATCAGTTTGACGAAGAACTTTGCGACGGATATAATCTTGTGAAAAATACTTACCGACGTATGGCTCTGCCTGAGCGACCATATTTAATCTTTCAGTTAAAAGTTCCGTTTCTTTCAGTTCTGCAAAGTGATTGTCATATAAGAAGTCATATTGAATATGCTCACTCATAACTTCCCAGTCTTCTGGAGTGATAATATTTTTAAGAATCAACTGAGTTTTGAGCATATCGTTGAACATATTTGAGAATCTTTTTCTCAAACGTCCCACAAACTTACTGAATTTGACTTCATCACGAAGAATTTCTGAGGATCTGCCAAGATTAAATCCACCATCACCACCAATTCTTGATACTGGAACATTCAATGAACGATATAATTTGTCTTGGAAATACTTGATATCTGTGATTTCTCCAAGGTTTTGACCACCTGGAAGTGTAGTGATTTCGGTTCCTCTACCACCTTCACGGCGAGGAAGCCAGAAATCTTCAAGCATTGACATATATTTACGGTCATCACGAACTTCACCAGTTGCTGCATCGTAAACAACTTTGTTACGATATCTCATCATAACATCGCGTAAATATTGTTCTGCTTTGATCTTGGGAAGATTTCCCACATCAATATAGAAAATACGACGCTCTGGAGCTCTTGATAATCTGTAAATCACAAGAGAGTCCTCAATCATACGAAGTTGATTGAGAGACTTAATTGCTTTCTGTAAGTAAGAAAGAGTAGTTCCTTTATTTCTATCTACCAATCCAGACGTGCAATATGTAATTGCATCTCTTGCAATCTTAATACCTTTTGAATCTCCATTTGAAGAAGGATTTCCAACAGGATACATTGCTTTTGGAGTATATACAAAGTACTCTTCAATCTCAGGAAAATCATATTCCATGGGATTGTCACGATTATAATTACTTAATCTTACTCTTTCGTCTTTATCAGTTTTTTTAGTCTGCCTTACGTATTTAATTTTTAATGCATCAATATATCTTAATTCTTTAATTCCTTCATGTGGATTTTTTAAGTCAATAATTTTATGGTAAAAGAGTCTTCCATCAACGTACCAATTTCTATAAATTTCATGAGATTTTTTATCAAAATCTAAAAGATCGAGAATATGTTTGAACTCTTCTCTAATTTTTTTCTTGATACCATCACTTGCATTTAAGTTTGACAACTCAATTTTTACAGGAGTGTCATCAGTGTCCGATACGATTGCTTCGTTTACAATATCTTCAATGGCACTATCGACTTCTGGGTGAAGAGCCATTTCACGATATCTTTTGATTAAATCAAATTCGGTTCTGTAGATACCTTCAATATCTACATAAGAACCAAAAAATCCACTGGTTAGATAATGATCAACCCCGTCCTCATTATTGGGAGGAACGGGGGACAATACACCAGGGGATAATGGTTCTTTATCTTCAATTGAGAAACCAAAAAGTTTTGCCATTATTAAAGTGTAGACTTAGATGTACTATTTAGTCAATAATAAACCAACCAGTTATTATGTATTTAGATTTATCGCCATGGACAACGTTTCCTCTGTGTGTGTGAGTAAACGTTGCCGGCCAAATTATGACTGAATTTTCCTTTGGTGCAATTCTAAGTTTTTGATACAAAAATTCAGTTTCTCCAGCATCTTCAATTGTATTTAAAAAAACCGAATATACGAGTATTCTTGCAGGATCCCAATTCGATTGTTCAAAGTGCCATGTATGATATCCTTGTCCAGGATCAGTTTTTTGCATTTTAACTGAGGAACATTTTACTTCAACATTTTTAATTGATTCATATTTTTCACAATAATCTTCAAAGCAATTTTGCAATCCTTCTTTAAATATATCCATAGGATTCATATCCTCAAATGCCCTAAGAACATTTGGATGATTTCTAAAATCTAAAAAAATATAATAATCATCTTTTTTAAGTTTACTTCCTTCTCTAGAACTGCAGAATCCCTTTTCAAAGAAAGAATCAAACTCATTGATTAGATGTTCACACCATCCAGATGGAAAAACATTTTCATAAAAACCTATGAAATCTTGATAATTTGCCATTATTAATGATGAATTAATTTAAAAAAATATTTATCAAGCACCAGAACCAGCAGCCTCAGGATAGAAGTATTGAATCTGGAACTCAACAGTGAACTCTTCAATTGTATCTCCAGTGTCATACGACAGAGGAATATCTGAAACTGAAGTTGGGAAGATATCTATAAACTTATACTGTGCAAGAATGTTTGCAGGACCAGAAGATGTACCCTCTCCCTGCTGAACAGCAGTGGTTCTTCCAAGTTGATAAACTGTAGCATTTCCCATGTAATCAGCTGGGTTTACTAAACCAGAACTATCTCCATACTGAGCAACGTTTTGCATCCATGCTTCAAATGCTCTTCTGTGACCAAAAGCTTCATCATTGAGAACAGTTACAGTCCAAACATCAAAAGTTCTGTCTCCAGCAACCTTTAGTGTTCTTCCTCGAAAAGGAATATCAATTGCAGCGACTGTTGATGCTGGCAGTGCAGCTGCTTTACACATAAATCTGAAATTTTCGGGATCAAATACTCCCGTTCCATCATTCTGAATTCCAAGATTTACTCCTGTTGGGAACGTAACACTAACCTCAAACAGGTTGGGGCGAGCACCACCACCAATGAGTTTTGACTTGAACTGTGAGATGTTTCTTGTTGGGATTTGTGCCATTTTTAGGGTCCTCCTTAGTAGTTAATTATATGATCAAACAGTTCCTGCAACTTCCTCAAAGCTGACCCCAGTTCGAGTCGCCACGAAAGTTAAGGTTACGTAGTTGATTGACTTGGTTGGTTTCAGATAAATGTCAGCTCTGAATTCATTGTTGTCAATAACATCAGGAGTGTTATTTGTTTCATCACAAACAACTAAAAAGTCGTAGAGACCACGTTTTGCCTGAATGTCTCTCAGGTATGGTTCAACAATATTTACAAAGTTTGATCTTGTGATTTGATCATTCAGTTCAAAGAGTTGAGCGTTTGCGGTTCTTTCAAGTGCTTGCTCAACAGTCAAGAAGAGACGACGAACGTTAATTCTATCAAATGCTGATGCATATGAGAGAGCGGTCTTATCACCATAAAGAATAACTCCAGTTCCTGGTTGGTTGATAATAGAATTAACTCTTAAAGGATAAAGTTGATCTCTTTGTGCTTTTGATGGATTATATGCAAGTTTAACCGCATTATTCAGTACACCTCTTTGCTGACCAGCTGGTGAGAACCATGGATATGCAGTAATTGCAGTTCTTACCATTAATCCAGCAACGTCGCCGTTACATGGAATATAACGAAATGTATTATTAAATCTATCATAGGTATACTTGTATCCACTGTCAAATACTGCATACGATGAAGATGAAAGTGATGAGAAGAATTCAACTAAGTTGTTTGTCTGTGTTGTTGAATTGGTTACATTAACAACGTTAGCTCTATGTGGAGAAATAACTGCTAAGCAATCTTTTCTATTATTAGCAATCGAAATCAAATAATTTGCCTTTGCTTGTGAATCATACAAAACGGACAATCCTGGACCCATCAATAAGTAATCTATAGCAATTTGATCTTTATTCGAAAATAATTCATATGAAGTTATTAAACTTGATAATTCTGCAACCATTCCATTTGTTGTAGAATAATCAACTCCACCCGATAATGTATAAGTTACATTTCCGATTGCACTAAAAGTAATCCCCTGTGCAGGAACATTCCACTGTCCTCCAGACTCAGTGTTGGGAGTGAATGATGTTGAAAATCCTGTGGCTCTTGGTGTTGTATTGTGATAAGAATCTGTTCCAACAGATGGATTGTCGCCAGCGTAAATATTTTCAGAAAAATCTGCAATGTAATTTTTCCAGAAAATTTTCTGAGGTGAGTTTACTGCAGAAACTGCATCAGTTGCTTTTGAAAGACCAATATGTTTTTCTAAAAGATTTCCTTGTATTCCTGTAATGGTTCCACGATCATCATAAACTACAACGTGAATTTCATCATTTTTACAATTTCTTTGAGAACTATATGAAGAAGTTCCTGGTTTTGGTGCAATAGA